ACAAATGGGTTAGCGATCATGCCATACCTAGTTTTGAAACCAATCTTAGGTTGGAATGTGCTAGGGTCAATAGCCCTAACCATTTGTAGTGGAACGTAAGGACAATAGAAAAGACCAGCGTCATAAGGGCTTGTGCCTTTATAACCAACAACATAGAACTGGCTAGCAGCTCCTGTGTTTGCTGAATAAGGGTCAATGTAGACTTTATAGCGTCCGTTTAGCACACCAGCAAAAGTATTACCTGTGTCATCAACATTTAAATTAGTTGATAAAGCTGGAGCGTAATCTAAAACACCAGCCATTGATAAAGCACTAGCAACATCTGATGAACAGATGATGAAGTTACCTTTTCCACGCCTTGTGTCTTGTGCAATTACGTTTGCGTCACGTTCTATATTGAATAAAAGACCTTTAAATCTTTCTACTGACCACCTACCGTTACTGTCGACATCTAAGTCGAAAGTTCCAGCCGTAGCAGTTGAGGCTGCGCCTGTTTTTGCTACTTTGTAGATAGTTCTAATAACCTCACGGTTAATTTCTGCAAGTATTTCCTGTGAAAGGATATTACTTAGCTCGGATTCAGCATCCAAACCATGAACAGCTTTTAAGTCTTGAGCAAGTTCAACAGTATATTCTGCTTTTAATGCTCTTGATTTAGCTGTAACAGTAGTTTTCTCTATTGAGAAAGCCATTTGGTTTAGAGTTGTTGAGTCTCCGAAGCCTTCTGCAGTTGCTGTGGCAACACCTGCACCAGTAGTATAAGAACCATCAACTGGATTAGCTCCAGCATGTGTTCCGCCACCGGCGAAGTCTGTGTCTGCTTCATTGAATAAAGCCTCTGTACCAGATTGACTAGTATAGTGTGACTTCATTGCGAAGATAAGACCTGTTGGTCCAGACATAGGTTGTACTCCACAAACATCATACGCCATAAGGTTAGGAAGAGCACGTCTAACTAATGATATTAGAATAGGATCATAGTTATCGACGTTGCTTCCAGTTTGGTTCGCATGTGTAGCCTCGAAAAGAGCTTCTTTTTCTTCACGAAGAGCCTTCTCTTGGTTTTCGAGTACTACTGTGGTTACCGCTCTCTTGTACGGGTCCGTGATCTCTGCAAGATCTGGATGTTCAAGAACTGGGCTCCACTTTTTCTGTAGTTCTTCTGAAAGATACATCAGTTTCTCCTTGTTTTAATGTTTGTTATGTTTTATAACCTAATTATTTATAAAAAAATTAATTTTTAAACCTTAGAAAACTTCGCTGCTTGTGAAATACCTTCTACGTATTTTCCCATCACAGTATTGTTTACTACGGTCCCCTGATCAACGCTATCTTCTAGCTTGTCGCTATCGTCGGCTACTGCCTTAGGAAAATAATTTTCCTTAATAACGTTAAGTTTCTGAGTGTACATCTCTTCTGAATCGTAAGATACGCCTTCAATAAGTGATGCAAACTTTTCAACTTCTGTTTCAGCTAGATCGTCAACCACGGAACGGAAAACTTTTTCCTTTTGTAGTTGTTCCCTTTCTTCGCTGATAGAGACAGACTTGTTAACTTCTTCGTTAATCTTAGATTTTAACTCGTCTATTTCTTCTTGTTGAGCTTTTAATACATCGAATTTTTCTTCAGGAACATCGATGTAATGATTTTGGAATGTCTCTCTAAGATCTTTAATAAAGCTCTCAGTGATTTCATTTCTCAATCCGTTCTCAACAGCAAGCTCATTATCTTGCATCCACTGTTCTGTAACATAAGACAGATACTTGTCGATGTTTTCTATGAGTTGTTCCTTAGCCTTCTCAAATTCAACATTAGCTGATTCTACAAGTTCCTTCTCGATTTCTTCAATCTCTGAATTAACTCTTGAAACTACTATTGCCTCAAATAAGCCGGCTGCTTTAGTTTTGAATTCTTCGCTTAGATGCTCTTCGTCGGCAAATAAGTTAGCAATGTCTTCTTCAAAGAGAGTTTCTGCTTCAGTTTCCTCTGAATCTTCTTCAGTTTCTTCTGCAACTACTTCCTCTTCTTC